GGGTGGGGGTGGGGGTCCTCAGCTGCGCCGGCGGCGCTGCGCCGCTGCGAGCTCGAGGAAGTCGACGGACGCAGCGGGGTCCACGGGAGGTGCCTCGACGGCTGGCTCCTGGGCTGCTGTGTCGTCGGTTCCGTCCTGTCCGTCCGAGATGCCGGCGGCTGTCTCGGTCTGGGTGGACGAGGCCTTGAGGAACGCGGCGATCTGCTCGACCTGCTCCTCTGTGACGCCGACCTGCTCTGCGACGGAGCGGACGGCGACGATCTCGGCGCCGTTGTTCACGGCGTGGCGGGCGGGCCCGTAGTCGGTGAGGCCCAGGCCGGTGTGGCGGTAGCGCGGGAGGCCGGCGACCGGGTCGACACCGCGCTCGATGGACTGGAACACGTCACCGCGGAACGACTGGGCGTGGATGGCGCCCTCGCGGATCAGCTCGAGCACCTCGTCGGCCAGGTCGGTCTTGGCGTAGCGGGTGCGGGTGAGCAGGCCGCGAGCCTCGGCCTTCACCTCGAGGGGCGTGCCGACCGGCATGGAGTAGCGGTCCGAGGGCGTGTGGGTGCCGGGGATGAAGCCGTGGTTGAACAGGACCGATGTGCGCGTCAGCCCGTGCATGCCGAGCCACCGGTTGAACGCTGCGCGGTCGATCTCTTCGATGTAGCGGCCGTACTGGTCGGACACCTCGTAGGGGTCGTCGAAGGTCGCCGCGTACGCGGTGACGGTGCGGCCGTCGCCGCCGCGCTCGATCTCCATGTCGATGATCGGCACGGCGCGTGCGATCGTCAGGCGCTCGGTCATGTCGGAGCTCCTTCCAACCCGGCGGGCAGAATGGTGTCGAGGCCGGCGCCGAGCCGGTCCACGATGCGGCGCGCCTCCTCGGCGCTGAGGACGTCGGGCACCCCGAGGTAGATCTTCTGGATGGTCTCGGCGATGGTGCGGGGCGACGCCTCGCCGGCGGAGTCGTCGATGGCGTCGGGCCCGACCATGCGCATGTTGAGCGGCACGAGGAAGTAGTCGAGGCCGGCGATTCGGTCCCAGCCCTCGTCCTCGCGCCACTCGTTCGGCGAGAGCGCACCCTTGTCGACGGCGATGCCCTTGGCCTCGAACCTGGTCTTGATGTCGCCCCGGAGCAGCCCGTCGAGGTCGGCCTCGGTGAAGTTCAGCGCGGGCGTGAGGTCGGGATCGAAGCTGAGCCAGGTCTCGATGCGTTCGACGATCGGCTTCACGCCGTCGGTGACGGACTCGATGGCCTGGTGCTCGATGTTGGAGAACGTCGCCCGGTCGAGCTCGTAGAGCTTGTGGGGCGGCATGCGGAGCAGCCGGGCGACGTCGAGCACCCCGTACTTGCGGGTCTCGAGCAGCTGGGTCTGCTGGGGGTCGAGTGAGATCGTCTTGTACTCGGCGCCGTTGCCGAGCACCCCGAACTCGTGCGCGTTCTGGATGCCCCGATGGAACTTCGACCACTGCACCTTGAGCTCGTCGGCCTGCTCGGGGCTGAGCGGCTGGGGCAGCGAGATGTAGGCCTGCATGTGGGTGCCCTGACCGAACGAGCGGGCGGCGAACTCGTCGGCCGCGGCGATGAGGCCGAGCGCCTCGGCGTGGATGCGGATCGGGTCGAGGCCCATGACGCCGTCGTAGGACAGGCCGGGGATGTGGAGGATCTCTCGGCTGGTGAACCCGATGTCCTCGCGGTTGTCGACCTGGAAGACCTTCGTGCCGTCGGACGCCCGTCCCGGCTTCACACGGTCGGGATGCAGCGGCCGGAGCCCGACGACCTGGCCGACGTTGTTGCGGAGCTTGAACCCGTAGGCGTTGCCACGGTGGAGCAGCGACATCACCCAGTGCTCGAGCAGCGCGGGCCACGGAGTCTCGGCGTCCGGCTTGCGCATCCACGGCGGGTCGGTGCGTCGGACCCGAGGGCCCATCGGTGGCTTGCGGTAGGTCGCCCAGGGAAGGAACGCGACTGAGGTGCTGAGGTACAGGCAGCCGGAGTACCAGGCGGGGATGGCGAGCGCCCGGTTGACGCCGACGCTGACTCCGGAGCGGGTGTGTCCGGTCGTTCCGCTGGTCTGACCGAGGAGGTAGCCGAACTCCTCGAGGGTGACGGGGTCAGCGCGCTGCAGCTCGGTGACGCGCCCGGCGACCCGGTCGGCCAGCCCCATCAGTCGGTTCCTCGGCGACGGACGGAGTCGGTGAACCCGACCTGGACCGCCGCAATGATCCACAGGAGAACGAGCCAGAGAAGGCCGGCGACGAAACCGATGAGCCAGAACGGTGCGGCGATCACGCCGAGCACGATCTTGGCCAGCTGCAGCTCGGAGGCCCGGCTGGCAACTCTGTCCGGGTAGGTCATCCGTCGCCTCCGATCATCATCACCAGCGGGGCGTCGCCCACGTCGTCGGGCTGGGTCAGCTCCCAGGTGGCCATGGAGCCCGCCCGGATGAGGTCCATCGGACCCTTGGCCTTGCCCTTGGACAGGTACCGGCCCCGGTCGTTCTCGCGCCATGCCGCAGCCGCGGAGTGGGCGTTCAGGAACGGGTTGTCGGGGACGACGAGCCCGCCGCCCACCACGAGGTTGAACAGGTGGCCATCGGCCGGCACCAGCCGCTCGGGCGACTGGATGAACTCGACCATCAGCAGGCCCTCGTCCTCGAGGAGCCGAGCCTGGGTCTCGAAGAAGCGGGGGTCGTAGGTGACGGCCCGGATGTTGAACCGATCGGCGAGCTCGCCGCGGATCGTCTGGAACACGTCGGCGAAGTCGATCTTGCCGGCAGGGTCGGCTGCCCAGTGGTGTGGTTCCCAGATGACCTGGTCGCCGTGTTCGGCGGCGACGATGACGCCGACGGAGTCATGACGGAGCGCCATGTCAATGCCGACAACGACGTCGGTGCCGTCGGGAATCGATGCTGCCGGGTCGATCGATGCGGGCCAGGCGTGCGGATGTTCGATCAGCCAGTTGTCGTCGGCGAGGTCGACGAACCGGTTGCCGAAGTAGCGGAGGAACTCGTGCTCGGGCATCTTGCCCGTCTCGAACTCCCGGGCCCGCACCTCGACCGACCAGGTCACGTCCGGAGCTCGCATCGATCGGAGCGCCGCGCGCAGCTGGTCGGGGTCGTGCAGGTCGACGTCCGGAGGGAACTCCCGCCAGTCGAACAGGAACCGGGACCCGGGGTCGTCCTTCGACAGGAGGCCTCGGACGTACAGCTTCCACAGCAGCGGGTCGTTGGGCGCCGGTGGGATCTGACCGCGGCCGGCGCCGGCGGTCGACAGGGTGATCGACCGGCCCGGTGTCATGCGCTTGGTGAGCGCCGCCGTGATCACGATGTGGACCCGGGCCTTGTTGCCGGTCCACTCGTGCGCCTCGTCGGCAGCGAACAGTGTGGTCTTGCCGCCCTCGTTCGTGCCGGCGACAGCGGCGATGCGTTCGATCTTGCCGGGGCTGCCGTCGACGAGGGAGATTTCGGTGTCCCAGACGTTGCACAGGCCGTGGAGCGGCGCCTGGGGAACGGTGCCGCCCTGGCCGCCCGCCATGATCTGGCACTGACGGAACAGCTCACCGGCCTGGTCGTAGGAAGCCGCGGCGACGTGGACGATCGGGGTAGGCCGACGAAACGGTGCGGGCCCGGCGAACTCGAGCATCGCGATGGCGGCCACGAACTCGGTCTTCGACGCGCCGCGCTCGGCGCCGACGAGCGCTTCCTGGTACCACCACTCGGCCGGGCTGGCCGGGTCGAGCTCGTACCAGCGCCAGAGGAACTCCTTGTGCCAGTCGAGCAGCCGGTACGGCTGGGCGAACAGGTCGCCCTCGCCGTGGATCAGTCGGGACTCCATCCACCGGATGGCGGTGGCGCCCCTGGACTCGCGCAGCTCAACCCGTGGCGGTGGTGTCGATGACCCGGAGCCGCGGGTCGGCTTCTTGCGTGCCGGCTTCTTCTTCGCCGTCGTCTTCGCGGAAGTCACGGTTGAGGTCCTCGAGCGATCGGGCAGCTGCGCCGAACGTGACGCCGAGCTTGAGGCGTGCCATCGGTGTGATGCCGAGCCGGTCCTCGAGCTGGAGGATGCGCCCGTCGAGCGATGCGATCTCCTTCGCCCCGGGGTGCATCGTGAGCTGGCCGGTGGAGCCGGTGACGAACGGCGTCTTCAGCACCACCCGCTCGAGCCGGGTGCGTTGGTCGTACATGCGGAACAGCCGCACCAGCGCGGGCCGGTCGGGATCCTGAACGAGCCCCGAGATCTCCGACGTCCAGAACGCCGTCCAAGCCTTGGTGGTCTCGGCGAGCAGCTTCGAGTTCGCAGGGTGCGGAGCTGGTGGCACCTTCGACGCCGGCCGCACCGCGCCAGCGTCCTTCGTGCCCCGACCCTGCCGCTGGTCGGGCGCCTTCCGTCGCGGCATCGGTCACCACCGATCCCGCCGGCCGCTGTTGCACGTCCGGTGTGCTGGCCGTGCGAACGGGGTGGACTCGGGGTCAGAGATCGGAATGACGTGGTCCCAGGTGAGCGGGTCGTTGTCTCGGGCAGGCCTTCCGCAGATCCAGCAGCGCCCGGTCTGCGGGCACTTGCCGAGAGCGGCGGCGTGAGCGTTGCGCACCGACTTGCGGCGCTTCGCACACGGCGAACAGCGGTTCCCGGTGCGGACCAAGGTCTGGCAGTCGAGGCAGCGGCGGAGCGGCACAACGCACCCCCCAGGAAAAACGGGGACCGAGGTCCTACAC